TAACCTTATATATTATGTATGGCAGAAAGTATCAAGAGTAAATACAAACCATCATATCCAAGTAAATATAAGGGCGATCCTACTAACATTATATGTCGAAGTAGTTGGGAACGCAAGTTTTGTAGGTGGTGTGACTTGAATGAAAATATTTTACAGTGGGGTAGTGAGGAATTTCACATTCCATACATCTCACCACTTGATCGTAGGGTTCACAAATACTTTCCAGACTTTATTATTAAAGTGAAGGAGAGCAATGGTCAAGTCAAGACTTATGTTATTGAGGTGAAACCCAAGAAGCAAACAAAACCACCAGCAAAGAGAAAGAAAGTTACTCAGTCATACATCTATGAATGTAAAACCTGGGAAGTAAATAAAGCAAAGTGGAGAGCTGCTCAAGAGTTTTGTGAAGATAGAAGAATTGAATTCAAGATCATCACAGAAAACGAGTTAGGTATTAAATGAACCGTATCGAACCCATAAAACAAGACATTCAATCTGAATCTGATGTGAATGACAGAATGGAATTGATAATGTATGCATTGAATGATACTGTAACACCCATACCTGAAGAGGGAAATATCTGCACCTTTAAATATTATGCAAAGACTCCTAATCTTGAATACGACCAAAATCCATTGGTTGCAGTAACTGATATATTTGCTTGGGGGTTTCGTGGAATCAACTTTCATCACCAAGAGTATAGACAATATACCTGGGAAGAGTTAGGAACTCAAGTATACATTGTTCAACAAGATGAACTTGATGACTTACTCTCATTACAATACGGAAAATTTGTGCTAAATAAGTAAAATAAGTAGTCGATAAATGGGATTATTCGGTGCAGGAGATCCTCCATGTCCAGCAGGTAGTATTTGTAGCGGTCAGGCAAGAACGTTTGTGGGTAGAAAAACTTCTCCTGGAGCTATGGGATCTACCAATGTCACAGATCCCGGAACTGGAGTATATCATTCAAGTGCTACCAAATTAAACTCAGACGGAACATCAAGCACTGATGTTTATATTATTAAAGATAATAAATGGCAAAAAGCAGCAACCACAACTGATGGAGGAGAAACGTATACCTTTAATGACGATGTAGCAGGGGCGGGGTTAAAAAATGAACTAAACGATCCAAAAGGAGGAATACATAAAAATATTGATGCAGGTGTAAATAAAGCAGCAGATAAAGCAGGTGTTCCCCCAAAAACAAAAGCGACGTTATTAGACTCGAATAAAAATAAAGCAGAAAATAATGAAGGTGAAAATAAAGAATCTCAACCTGCGGGTGGAAGTGCTACCGTTACAGACAGAGCAGATACAAGAAAAAGTTTTCCAAACTGTGTGTATCCATTAGATCTTGGAAAGACTAAGCAAGATGTAATTAAATTTACAATGCTTGAGTATGTTCCGAAAGATTTTAGTAGACAAAATTTTGGATTTAGTGATAGAGCAGAAGATAGAAAAGGTATAGGAACTGTTATTCTTCCGGTTCCTGGTGGTATTCAAGACACTAACTCTGTTCAGTGGTCGGGACAAAACATGAACGCTCTGGACGCAGCATTAGCAGATCTTGCATTAAGCGGAATTACTGGTGGTGCTGATGGATTCTTTGGAAATCTACAACAACAAGCAGATAGAATTAGAGGTAATACTGGTGAACTTTCCACTGGCCTTGCGGCCGCATTTGCTGGTTCTGCATCAGGAACTGGTGGTCAGTTATTAACAAGAACAACTGGTGCAGTTATCAATCCAAACCTTGAACTTCTTTTCTCTGGTCCTGCACTAAGAACATTCTCTTTTCAATTCAAGATGAATGCAAGAGAACCATCAGAAAGTGCAGAGATTGTAAAGATCATTCGATTCTTCAAGCAAGGATCTGCAGCACAAAAAAGTAAGTCTCACCTCTTCTTAAAGTCTCCTCATACTTTCCAGATTCAATATCTTCATAGAGGTCCAGGTGGTGAAAATAATCCTTTCATGAATAAAATAAAAGAGTGTGCTCTGCAATCTGTTGCAGTAAACTATACTCCTGAAGGAAATTATGCCACCTTTGATGATGGTGCAATGACATCATACGAACTTACATTACAGTTTGGTGAACTCGAACCCGTATTCAATAATGATTATGATCAGGATAATGATGCTACCATAGGTTTCTAAAATGTCAAATTACTTCAGACAAGTTCCAGATTTTGAATACGTTAGCAGACTTCCTGATGCGAAGATCTCTGATTATATTCAAGTAAAAAATTTATTTAAAAAAGGAAAACTCAGAGAGGATATCTTCCAAAGTGTTGCTATCTTTGAAAAGTATCAGATCAGAGGTGATGACAGACCAGATAATGTAGCATTTGATTTCTATCAAGACTCTAATTTAGATTGGTTGGTTCTTGCCTGCAATAATGTCATTAATATTCAGAGTGAGTGGCCACTGAGACAGACAGACTTTGATAGATATATGCTTGATAAGTATGGCGACTATGATACTCTCTTCAATGGTGCCCATCACTATGAAACCACAGAAATAAAAGATGGTAATGGTGTTGTTGTGATGCCTGCTGGTCTTAGAACCGACTCTACATTTGCTTTTTCATATACAGATAGTAGAAGTGATACCCTATTCAATCTATCTAATATTGCAAAGGCAGTCACAAACTATGAGTATGAATCACAACTTGAAGACGATAAGAGAAATATTTTCCTATTGAAGTCCAGATACCTCAATATTATTCGGGATGATCTGGAGGAAATGATGACATACAGAAAAGGATCCAGTCAATATAAGACTGAATCCTTGAAAACTGCTGATAATATTAGGTTGTTTATTTAATTATTCTTCTGCCAGTTTCTGGAAGTAAGACAGAGCATCATCCTCATCAGACGTATCACCCAGAGCAGTTGCTTCAGGGTTAGGTGCTGCTACAGGAGAAGGAAGAGTAGGTGCGGCAGGTTCAGGTGCCTTTGACTTGAAGTCAGGAGTGAAAGATCCACGACCCTCAGACTCACTTTCCAGTTCCTCATCGTAGCGACGTGGTGTAGACTTCTGACCCAAGACCATCTTCAGACGATTTTCCAGTTGCTCATAAGACTTGAACTGATCTGTAGCAGTCAGGGCAGTAAGCGAGTACTCTTTTTTCCACAGGGCTTCAAGAGCATCGTCATCATCCATGAGTGGTGTAATGCGATCAAATTCAGACGAGTCATAATTCCAGTAACCTTGGACTTTCTTAATCTTCAGTTTGAAATTAGCACCCTGCCAGAAATCAAACGGATTGATAGCACTCTCATCCTCAAACTCAGGTTGCATTGCTTCCATAATCTTGTCAAAGATCTTCTTACCATACTTGAATAGGAAAACTTTACCTTCATTATGAGGGTTTGTTTTATCCTGCACAACATAGATGTTGCTGTAGTAGGAGAGTTTGCGTTTCTGCTTACGAACAGTGTCCTTATCAGTATCACTACCACTGTTCCAGAGTTCACGATTATACTCACCAAGGGGATCCTTTTGACCGATAGTGGTCAGTGAGTTTTCAATGTACCAACCACCAGGACCTTGGAAGGCATGGGAGTACATCTTTGCCCAAGGAAGTTCTTCCTCGTTAGGGGCAGGGAGGAAACGGATAACGGCATAACCATTGCCGGTCTTATCCATTTCAGGTTTCCAGAGACGGTCATCTCCACCGCCACCAGTATTGTTCATCTTCTCAACTTCCTTGACCAGTTTAGAGGTCAGAGATCCAAGAGAAGATTGCTTTTTAAGATTTGCGAAAGACATAGGATTCGTTTTGTTTGTACGTATTTGGCTTTTGTGTACTCCAGTATTCTACATGTTGGAGTCGTTGTCGTCAATACTCTTTTTCATTACATTAAGCATCTTTTCCATATTGGAAAAAACAACATTCATATCAACATCAGATGAGAGTCCCATCAGTTGAGCAGAGTCAAGAATGTTTTGTTTCATCAGTTTTGCTTCTGGGTCATCAGATAAACTCAAGCGAGTGTAGAGAATCTTTTGTTTCTCTATCAATTTTCCCATAAGTCTAACATGAAAAAGTTTTTCTTCCTTATTCATGCTTGGAAATTTGAAGACGTTGGTATAAACGTCTTCTTGCAATTCACTGATTTCGGTCATCTCTGCACGGACGACCTCCGAATCAAAGAAACTCATTCTTCTTCAGACTCCTCCTCTTCAGACTCTGGTTCAGCATTTGACTCTTCAATTTGTTGAAGAGCATCAATCGCACCAAGAACTTTTAGATAAGTAATGCGAAGTGTTTCAAGTTGCTGTTCAATCTCAACTCTCTGCTTGAGCAGATTTTCTAATACTTCAGAATTATTAAGTGCCATGGACTATCTCCTTTAGAATTTTTTTGTATCGGAATACATCGATATTTAGGAAAGGAGAATACTTTCGCATTCTCATACTGACGGTTTCCCACACCGGGTCTGTCAGTTTTTTATCATAGTCAGTTCGATAACTAAGTATCTTATCACAGATGACCATTGTCTCAAGTGAAATGTCTCCACTGAGATATCCCTTGAGTATTGGTGAGTGTCCATTTGAACTTGCGAAAGCATTATTAATATCTCTATTAGCAAGCACGGAC